AATTTTGTGAGACAAGAACTTGAAAAATTTGACGGTCGGCTGGCCTGATAATCTCCGTGAGACCATAAATCAGTGAAACCACTACAAACCGGCGCGGGACAATGCTCTCTGGCCGACTCGTCAGATGAGATTTCGTTTGGCCTAGGTGGGAACTCATGACTCCCGCCGAAGAGGATAGATTCCCTCTCTGTCATATCCCTGGCCAAACAAATTATTCCGGCAGGGAGGAAGAGAGGAAACACAATGGGCAGGAGAATCAAGGTAAAGACTGTTGCCGAGAAAAAAGAGCGGGCGCAGAGGCGGAGTAGCAAGCAGGAAATCACCAGGATTAAACGAGTTTTTACTGCGGAGCTCAGACGAAAGGCTACCCTCGCAGAGTTGAAATTTTTGGATATTCTTGAAGAGAACAAGATTGAATATTGTTTCCAGAAAGATATTCAGTGCGGGAAAAAATTTTTCATAGTTGATTTTTATCTCCCAGAATATCAGTGCGTTGTCGAAATTGACGGGGGGTATCATTTCACCCCCGAGCAGGATTCGAAAGATCGTGCGAGAACCAAGAAACTTCTACGAAAAAAGATGGTCAGAAACGTCATTCGATTTACAAACGATGAGGTGGATGACCAGCAAAGAGTCTTGCGGAAACTCGCTATTGGGGTTTGTCCGTTCTCTGTAGCACTCAGCTAGCATGTGCTATGAGAAAACTCGATTTGCTAGATTGGTGCTGGGAACAGGAGACCGAGAAACCCAGCCACAAAATGGTCCTGATATGTCTCGCACAACACTATAATGTCAAAACAGGCCAATGCAATCCAAGCCAACAACGGATAGCCAAAAAAACGGGTCTTTCGCTGAGAACAGTCAATGACGCAATCAGAGCACTTAAAAAGTTGGGACTCATCAACGCGGATCGTCAATGGACGTTACAGTGTTCTTTTCTGTGTTCTATACGCGAAATTTGCGTATCTAATACGCGAAATTTGCGTATTTCTCCCGATAACGGAATCCCGAGCCGGGAAGATTTGAATCAAAAAGAATGGAATCAAAGACTACGTGATCTGGAAGACGCGGAAAAGCTAAAAGGAATTGAGGACTGATCTATGGCGACAAAAAAAACAAAACCCGTGAAGTCGAAAGGCGGAAGGCCGAGGAAGTTCAAGTCGCCTGAAGAATTTGATGCGAAAGTTGCTGAATACGTTGAGCATTGCAAAACCAAAGAAGAGCCGATGACGTGGACAGGAATGGCGCTTTATCTCGGCTTTTCGTCTCGCCAGGGCGTTGATGACTATCTGCGATATGATGGGTTTTTTGACTCCGTAAAAAAAGCAAAGGCAATAGTTGAGGAAGCTTACGAAAAAAGATTGAGTGGAAACAACCCTACTGGAGCTATTTTCGCACTCAAGAATTTTGGTTGGCAGGACAAGCGACAAGTCGAGTCTGCGGTCAAAGTCGATGGGCAGCTAACTCTGGCGGACGTGCTGAATGGCGAAAGCTGATCAAATTCCGATCACCCCCGAGCAGGCCCGGAACCTCCGCGACCCTCGATGGAGGCTGTCACATCTATATAAGATCACGGACAAGGCGGGGAAGGAAGTCAGGTTCGTCCCGAATTGGGCACAGAGCCAGCTTCTTGATGACATGCACAACCAAAATCTTGTGCTCAAGGCCCGTCAGCTGGGATTTTCGACCTTTATCACGCTGTACGCTTTGGATCGTTGTATTTTCGAGAAAAACTACCGGGCCGGTGTCATTGCTCATAACCTGGATGATGCCAAACGAATTTTCAGGGATAAGATTAAATACGCCTACGACCGCCTCCCGCAGGAAATCAAAGAGGCTGTCCCGGCTGAAACGGATCGTTCTGGGGAATTACTGTTCGGGAATAACTCGTCAATTTCCGTAGCGACATCGTTTCGGTCCGGAACACTCCAATTCCTGCACATAAGCGAGTTTGGGAAGATATGTAGAAAATACCCAGACAAAGCTAAAGAGATTGTCACAGGAGCACTGCAAGCGGTCCAGGCCGGGCAGATAGTTTTTATCGAGAGCACAGCAGAGGGCCGTGGTGGATACTTCTTCGACTACTGCGAGACAGCCCGGAAGCTCAAAGAATCCGGAAAGAAGCTAACGTCTCTTGACTATGCTTTCCACTTTTTCCCCTGGCATGGCGAACCGGCATACTCAATCGATCCGGTCGGTGTCCCGGTCAATCCAGAGTTCCACGCGTATTTCGATGACTTAGAGCTCCGGCACGGGATCAAACTAAAGCCTGGGCAGAAAGCCTGGTACATTAAAAAGTGGGAAGTCCTTGGCGAGGACATCTACCAGGAGTTTCCCTCGACACCGGAAGAGGCGTTCAAGGCTTCGGTACTAGGTGCTTACTTTACAAAACAATTTACCGAGGCGCGGAAAGAGGGCCGGATTTGCTCTGTCCCTTGGCACAGAGACCTGCTCGTGGACACATGGTGGGATCTGGGGATTAATGACCAGACGGCGATTTGGTTTTCTCAGACAGTCGGCAGGGAGATACATCTGATCGACTACGCCGAAGCAACCGGCGAGGGGTTCCAATACTACAAGGACCTTCTTGATGACAAGGGCTATCGATACGGTCAGCATCACGCACCACACGACATCACGGTGAGAGAGCTATCTACGGGTATCTCACGGCTTGAGTCAGCAAGGAAACTCGGGATCGCCTTCGATGTCATCCCGAGATGTGCGGTCAAGCTGGATTCTATCGACGCTGCCCGGAATATCCTCCACCTGTGCTGGTTCGACGAAGAAAAATGTGATTTGGGAATCCAGCGGTTGGAGAATTACAGGAAACAATGGGACGAGCGGTTGGGAACATACAAGCGTGAGCCCCTGCACGATGAAAACAGCAACGGCTCGGATGCGTTTCAGGGTTTGGCAATGGGTATTTCAATGCAAGATCGTGGCAAGGCTTCTTCACGGAAGGTCGTAGTGCCGTCAGCACAGGGTTGGACATGAGCGAGAAAGATAACGATACATTCCGGCAACTTGCGATAGGCGTAGGGCTCTGGCTCGTTGTCCAGCTTGCCGGGTCAATTTGGTGGGCCTCCGCGATCACCACCCGGCTCGGTCAGATCGAGGAAAGCATGATCCAGACGTCAGAAATCGCCATGCGCCTTGCCCGAGTTGAGGAACGAATGGCGGCTCAAAACAATCTGCTCTGCCAGATCCAGACTGAACTGGTGGAGATGCGGAAGAGGAGTGTAAGATGATGGAAACAATACTAAATTTTGTGACAAGTGCAGGGTTTGGGGATTGGCTTTTGGCTATCAGCGGGCTGGTCGCTGCATCCACGGCAATTACCGCGCTGACCCCGACAAAGGTTGATGACAAGGTTGTCAACGTGATTCTCAAGATTCTCAATTTTTTTGCCGGGAACATTGCCAAGAACAAGAACGCTGATGACAAGTAAATGGGCCGAGTTGTTGAACTTCTTCTACTCATTGCATCCCTGGCAGAGCGTGTGCTGGCAAAGATCAAGGCGACCAAGCGTCAAGAAGACGCTGACGCTTTGCATGATGATCCTCGCACTTGGTATGTGGATCACTTTGGCGGGATGCTCGACGATGATGAAATTGCCAACGAGACCGCCGAAACCGACGCTGACGATTGAGCCCCGGGGTGATGGTGGGATCTGTCTGGATCGAGTCAACGCTATTTTGCTCGGCGAGTATATCCAAGCACTAGAGGCAGGATACGAATAAATTTTCGCCTTGGGTTGTGCAGGGCGAGAGCACCCGACAAGCGGGGGGAGCGCTCATCCCTCCCCCCGATACAAGGAATGCCATGGATGCAATCGGCTATATCATAGAAACGGAAGAGGGTTGGATTGTAGTCTCTATGTTTGGCGAAGTGATCAGAGAGGCTAACTGTTGAGTAGCCACAGGACGCTCAAGAAGATAAAGAATAAGCTCGGGTGCTCGTACACCAAAGCACAAGCGGTTGTCTGTCAGGAAAAACGCAACTGCCAGAAGCATAAGACAAGGCAGAAGTACACACGGAGAGAGTCACGGTACTACGATACGGAAGGCATTGAGAGGTTTTTTAATGGGTAAAATCTCCTACATCACAGAGAACAAACCTCATGAGGTCATGACTGTAATCTGCCCGCACTGTATGCATCCGTGGGTGGCTGTGTTTCCAAAGGACACAAGAGAGCTTGAGTGTCCAGTGTGCGGCGAGGCATCGAATGTTCCAGAGCAACAGCCTGTCGTTTTGCTGAAAACATCAAAGCATAGTTGACAATTCCACCGAGGCCGAGGGTGTCCCCTCGTAATTCCTTAAGGGGCCTCGACGGATTTACTCAAGCCCCCGGCTCCTGTGTAGGGAGGTGGTCCAAATCTAGGCGGTGTGTAGCCGTTTGTGCGGTCGGTCAGGCCGGGAGTCGGGGCATATTTTACAAAAGGAAGAGTCATGCCGGGAGTCGGATTGAGGGTTATATCGAGCGCAGAGATGGAGCGCACGGAACGCGAGGAAGCGAAAAGGCGGGCTGACGAGATGCAGAATCAGCCGGTGATCCTCGGTCTGGCCGCGTATGTCCGGTCTGCCTGGGATGCTGCAAGGGATGCCCGGCAAGAGATCGAGATGCGGTTCCTTGAGTGCTTGAGGGCATGTAACGGTGAGTACGACCCTATAACCCTGGAGCAGATAAAGAAGCAGGGTGGGACGACCGTTTTCATGATGCTCACTGACGAAAAGTGCACCATGGCCGAGGCGTGGCTGGAAGAGATTCTATTGCCCGCTGACGAGTATGCGTTTGGAATCGACGATTCCCCGGAGCCGGATCTCCCCCCGCAAGTCAAGCAGGAACTCGAACAAAGGGCCAAACAGGAAGCGGTGGAGCAGGCCCGGCGAGAAGTTGTCTCGCTGGTCCATGCAGGCCAGGTTCCGGACATGGAAACGGCCATGCAAATGCTCGAACAGCTCATGCAGCAACGGGCTGAAGAGGTCAAAGCAGGGTTTCAGGAAGAAATCAGGGAGAAGGCCAAGGAAGAAATCTCCAAGCTGGAAACAACCATTCAGGACGAGGTGGAGGAATCCGGGTGGGAACAATCCCTTAAGGACTCCATTTCTGACATTGTGCGGTATCCTGCCGGGTTTATGAAGGGCCCTGTTATACGCAGAAAGCCTGTCATGGTCTGGAACGGTAGTGAAGCAGAGACGCAGGACAAACTTGTTATTACGTGGGACGCTCCTAGTCCCTGGGACATCTATCCTGCGCCCAATGCGTCAGACGTCAACGATGGATACCTGATCGAGCGGCACACGCTATCCAGAAGCGATTTGCAGGGCCTGATCGACGTTGACGGGTATGATTCCGATGCAATCAACGAGGTTCTCCGCGAGCATGGGCAGGGAGGGCTGTCTGACTGGATTTTCGACACGAACGGGACGTCTCGTGATCACCTCGAAGGCAAGTACCGCAAGGACATTTCCCCTGACAAGAAGTTGGACGCTCTGCAATTCTGGGGTAACGTGCAGGGCCTGAAGCTCCTGGAATACGGCATGGACCCTGAACTGATCCCTGATCCTGTCAAGGATTACGCCGTAGAAATATGGCTCATAGGCAGGTGGGTCGTCAAGTGTACGTTCAACCCAGATCCTCTCGGGAAGAAGCCGTACTACAAAGCCAGTTTTAGGGACAGAAAGGGGTCTTTTTGGGGCCTTGGGCTCCCGGAGATAATCAAGGACAGCCAGCAGGCGTGCAACGCTTCTGCACGCAATCTGGTCAACAATATGGCTATCGCCTCGGGTCCACAGGTTGGGGTTGACGTGAGTCAGCTTCCGGCAGGCGAGGATATTACCGCGTTGTATCCATGGAAAATATGGCAGGTAGACAGATCGAGAGGCGGGGCTGCTTCCGGTGCTGGCTCTACGCCCCCGGTATGGTTTTTCCAGCCGAATCCCTTCATCTCCGAATTGCTCAAGGTTTACGAATTTTTCAGCTCCGAAGCAGACACCAAGAGTGGCATCCCCAAATACGCTTATGGATCGAATAATGGGTCCACGGGTGCGCTCTCTACGGCTACCGGCTTCTCGATGATGATGAATAACGCAACGAGAGGGATTAAGCGGGTGGTCAGGAACATCGATTTCGGCATTGTTCGCAAGTCCATCCAGTCCCTTGTGGAGTGGCTACAGCTTTACCGGCCGGAAGAACTTAATGGCTATGCCGGAGACATCAGGGTTTTTGCCAGGGGGTCCAGCT